TTTAGTTGCTTATGTAGAAAGTGGAATTGTAGTTGTTAAAACATTAGATGCTTTTTACAGTACAGGAAATAGTTATGATATTACTAAATTTTTAGATATTAGAAAAAGTAAGTCAGATGTTGCTTTACCTTTTAGACGAATAAATTTCTCATATCAAGGACTAGGAACTTTTTTTGCTAAACAGCACGACCAATTATTCAATGAGGAATGGGGTACAATACAATACAATCAAGGGAACACAGGAATAGAATTTTCGGGAGATATATTTAATTATGCAACAGCTTTTGAACATTTAAAATTTGAAAGATTAATAGACATTACAAATCCAAATCCACCGACAGACATTCAATGGGGTTGGTGCGTAAATGATAGTCAGCAGAGTTTTATTGGTAAACCAATTATATTTTATACCAATTTAAGAACAGCTCCAATTTCTTTTGTAAATGAAGTTGATGCAGATAATATTGCAGTCAGCGAAAAGGAAATATCAACTTATATAGCACCTTGTAATTCTAATATGAATGTTGCAACCTTTGCAAATCAATCATCTATTAATTTTGATGCAGAAATAGACGAATACACAGGTCTTACAAACTTAAATACTTTATTTCAAGATTACCACAGCAAATATATTTCAGACGTTTTCAAGGTATCTAATAGGCTTACAGTTGTAACTGCTTATTTACCACTTGTAACGCTATTGACTTACAGACTTAATGATAGGTTTGTAATTGCAAATGAAAGCTATAAAATAAATTCAATAACAACAAACTTTAAAACTGGCAAATCAGACATAGAATTATTAAATGACATATTATGATAAAAAATATATTAGATTTATTAGTAATGGCAAAAGGCGAAACCGAAAATATAAAAATTGCGCAAGGTAAATACGCTTTACCAAAAGACTTTAAAGGAGCGATTAAACAAATTAGAACTGTAATAAAATGGCAATAGAAAAAGAATTTACGCTAAAAATATCTACCAAACAAGCGCAAGAAAATGTAAATGAATTAAACAAGTCTTTAGAATTGCAGGAAAATTTAATTTCTAATATTGAAAATGAATTAAATGATTTTGAAAAGCAATTGCAAAAAACGTCTAAAACTAATTTAGCTGCAAGAAAAAAAATAAATGATGCAATCGCAAAAACAAAAAGCAGATTAGCAGAAGAAAAAAATGGTTTAAAAAACGTAAATAAAGAACGTAAAAAAGCAGACAAGCAACTAAAAACCTCAACTGAAAACGCTGCCGATTATAGCGGTGTTCTTGGTATTATAGATAAAAAAACAGGTGGCGCAATTTCAGGATTTACAAATCTTACTAAAACAGTAGGGGGTGCAACCAAAGGCTTTAACCTTATGAAAGTTGCTATTATAGGGACTGGAATAGGTGCTTTATTAATTGCATTAACTTCTTTAGGTGCAGCATTTACATCGAATGAAAAAGGGCAGAAACAGTTTTCTAAACTTATGGGCGTCATAGGTGCGATTACTTCTGTATTTGTGGACAGGTTAGCTTCATTAGGCGAACTTCTTATTTCAGCATTTGAAAACCCAAAACAGGCTCTTATTGATTTTAAAGATGCATTTGTAGAAAATATCACTAATAGAATTTCAAGTGCAATTGAAACAATTGGTTTTTTGGGTAGTGCAATAAAAAAAGTATTTAGTGGAGATTTTAGCGGTGCAATGGATGATGCAAAATCAGCAGGTAGTTCATACGTTGACACCTTAACAGGGGTTAAAGATACCCTTGGTAAAGTTACAGAATCAGTAAAAGAATTATCAACGGAGATAATAAAAGAGGGAAAAAAAGCAGCAGAAATTGCAGACCAAAGAGCAGAAGCACTTACTTTAGAAAGAAAACTAATAGGCGAAAGAGCAGAAGCAAATCGGAAACGTGCGGAATTATTAGACAAAGCAGCTAATAAAGAAAAATTTACAGCAAAAGAAAGGATTGAATTTTTAAAAGAAGCTGGAAAAGTAGAAGAAGAAATTACAAATAAAGAATTAAAATTAGCGAAGTTAAAGTTAGATGCAAAAATAGCAGAAAATGCATTAGGTGGTTCAACAATAGATGACTTAAATGAAGAAGCACAACTAAGAGCGAGTTTAATAAACTTAGAAACTGCTAAACTTGCAAAATCTAAGGCGGTAACTGCTCAAATAGTTGGGGCATCTAGAGAACAAGCAGCAGAAGATAAGGCAAAAAGCGATGCTGAAATTGCAAACGCAAAAGCGGTTCAAGAATTTAAAGATGGTTTAAAGATTGTTGATGAAGAAAATAAATTTGCAGCTATTGAAAAAGAAAAAGAAGATAAGATATTAGCTTTAGAGGAATTGACACTTTCGGAAACTGCAAAGCAACAATTAATACTAGATATTGAGCAACAGTTTAAAGAAAAAAAGAAATTAATTGAAGCAGAAGAAAAAGAACTTGCAGCAGAAGAACTTGCTACATTTTTAGAAAAAGAATTAGGTATAAAAGAATTAACACTAGAAGAAGAAAAATCGCAGGCTTTAAAAAACTTAGAGGAATTAAATGGAAACGAAACCCAAAGACTTGCAATTATTAAGAAATTTGCAGACGAAGAAGTTAGGGTAAATGATGAAGTTAATAAGGCAAAATTAAATATGTCAAAAAATACTTTAAATAGTATTTCAGACGCTTTAGGAAAAACATCAAAGGCAGGCAAGGCAGCAGCAGCAGCGGCATCCCTTATAAACACTTATCAGGGTATTACAGCAGAACTTGCTACCAAAACAGTTACACCTTTTGGTTTCGCTCTTAAAATTGCTAATATTGCAGCAACCGCAGCGATTGGTTTTAAATCAGTAAAATCTATTTTGGCAACAAGTCCAACAGGGGGAGCTGCATCAGCAACAAATCCAGCAGCAGGTGCGCCAACACCAGCATCAGTAGAAGCAGCACCACCAAGTCCACCAACTTTTAACGCAGTAGGTGCTAGTGATACAAATCAGTTAGCGGATGCAATAGGCGGTCAATCACAGCAACCTGTTCAAGCATTTGTAGTATCAGGAGACGTAACGACTAGTCAACAGCTAGAAAGAAATATTATTACAGGTGCAACAATAGGCTAAATGCAAATTTTAAAATTTAATACGTTATATAAATATGAGAATAGTAGAATTAATATTAGACGAAGAAATGGAGGATTCAGGAGTGGAAGCAATTTCAATCGTAGAATCTCCTGCAATAGAATCTGACTTTGTTTCTTTAAATAACCAAGAAATAAAACTAGCTGAAATAAGCAAGGAAAAAAAGATTTTAATGGGTGCGTTATTAATCCCAAATAAACCTATTTACAGAAATGGCGAAGATGGTGAATATTACATTTTTTTCTCAAAAGATACAATTGCCAAAGCATCACAAATGTACCTTAGAAATGGTTATCAAAACAACTCAACACTAGAACACGATAAAACACTAAGCGGATTAACACTTGTAGAATCTTGGTTGGTAGAAGATGAAGTTCAAGACAAGTCTAGAAAGTACGGTTTAAATGCACCCGTAGGAACTTGGATGGGTTCTGTAAAAGTTAATAATGAGGATGTTTGGAATGATTATGTAAAAACGGGCAAAGTAAAAGGGTTCAGCATTGAGGGATATTTTGCAGATAAGATGGAAGCACCAAAAGAAACTGTAAAAGAAGATATGTCATCAGACGATTTAATTTTAAGTAAAATAAAAAATATTTTAAATGCCAACTAATAAAAAAAATAACTCACAATTTATACCAAGTAGAACTAGTCCTACAAATAGCGGTAGAGCGTGTTTATGTTGGGATACCGATACTTATTCAAGGTCGTGTTGTGATGGCTCTATGAGAGCGCAGGGTATTGGTGTAATAAGTAGAACAGAGTAAAACGCAAATTTTTAAATTAAAAACGTTATATAAATATGAAATCAAATGAAATGATAAACCAAATTAAAACACTTCTAAACATTGAGGTAAAACTCGAAGAAATGAAGTTAGAAAATGGCACGGTAATAACTGCGGATTCTTTTGAAAAAGGAAAAGAAGTTTTTATAGTTACCGATGACGAAAAGGTGGCGATGCCAGTTGGAGAGTATATTCTTGAAGATGGTCGTCTAGTTGTAATTGAAGAGGAAGGATTAATTGCAGATGTTAGAGACGTATCTGACGATGTACCTGAAAAAGAAAGCGAAGAAACTTCTGACCTAGAAGAAGAAAAAGAAGAGGACAAAGAAATGGCAGAAGATGGCGAAGCAGATGTTGCTGATTGGCGAGGGATGGAAAAACGAATCCAAAATTTAGAAGATGCAATTGCTGATTTGAAAGGCGATAAAGAATCTAAAATGCAAGATGTCGAAGAAGAAGAAATGAGCGAAGAACCAGCAAACGTTTTAAAATCACGAACTGTAAAAGAAGAATTTTCGGAAGCATCAGAGAAACCAATAAAACACAATCCTGAAACAGTATCAGAGCAAAAGAAAAAAGTTGAGTTTACTAAAAATAAATTTGGCGCAACTGCTATGGAAAGAGTATTAAATAGATTAAACAAATAGTAACTAAATAAAAAAAAACAAAATGAGTGAATTTAAGTTCGTATCAAATGATACAGTAAGAAACCAAGTAGGGCAATCTTATTACACAGTAACAGGAGATATTTCAGAGGGAGATATTTCAAACGACCACAATGTTGCAACAGATGGTTTAACTATCGGTATTCCTTTAATTACAGCTGGTAATCTAGGAACTACATTGTTTTTTAGAAATACAGGAGTAGATGGAAATAATATCGTTTCTATTTCGCCAAAAGCTACAAATAAAATTGTAGGAGGAATGTTAGTAGCATCAGGGGTTTTTAGTCCATCAGGTGTATTAGGAAAAGATTTACAACTTGTAAAAGCAACTTCTAAATTAGGCGATTACGTACAATTGAGGGCAGTTAGTTTAACTGAATGGTACATTGTAGGAGGACAAGGAATTTTTGCATCAGAAGCATAGAAATAAATAACATTAAAAAATAAATAAAATGAGTAAAAATAATAAAGTACAATTAGCGACAGCTACAAACATAACTACAACTTACGCAGGGGAATTTGCAGGTGAGTATATCGCAGCGGCTTTGCTTTCAGCATCAACAATTGACGATGGAGGTTTAACAGTAAAGGCAAACATTGCTTTTAAAGAAGTAATTAAAAAATTAGCAACTGGTTCTTTAGTAACAGCAGCAGGTTGTGATTTTAACCCTAATAGTTCTGTAACACTTACAGAGCGTATAATTCAACCTGTGGAGCTGCAAGTCAACCTGCAATTGTGTAAATATGATTTTGTGAACGACTTTGAGGCTCAATCTATGGGATTTGGATTAGGTCAATCTTTACCTCCTAAATTTGCGGACTTTATGATTGCGCACGTTGCATCAGAAGTTGCACAAAATACTGAATTTAACATTTGGCAAGGAGACACAACAGCAGCAACAAACAATTCGTTTGATGGTTTTGAGAAATTAATCGCTGCATCAGTAGCAGCAGGAGATGTTCCAGCATCTCAATCAGTTGGTGCAATAGCAGGTGGATTAAATGCAGGAAATATAATCGCTGAATTATCTAAAGTAGTGGATGCAATTCCTGCAACGCTTTATGGTAAAGAAGATTTATTTATCTATATTGGAAGCAAAGTAGCAAA